ATCTTGGCGTCTAATTCTTGTGACGCTTTAACGAGTGGTGCAGTAAATTGTTCATATCTTAATGCTTTTGTTTTTTGATAACCACCCCCACCTGAGCTTGCACTGGCAACTTGATAATCTGGATGGTCTGGATCATAATCATGTTCCCCTGGCCACCAAACATTATCTGGATCTGCTTCCGCTTCTGCTTTTGTTCCTACAGTCTTTCCTTGATCTATTTCAGAATCTACCATTCCAGCAAAATCAGTATAACCTTTACCCATATTAGAGATTACCGCTTCAATTTCCTGTGCAATAAATCCATATTCAAATTGTTTGGATTTCTTTTTTCCTTCACCATCCGCAGATCCAACTATTATATTTCCATCATCATCTTGACCCAAATCTCTTGGAACTTTATACTTATATTTTACTGGACGAATTGCATTAATGAAATCTAATCCTAAATCGGAATCAGCAATGAATGTTTTTGCTCTACAATCTGAATTTTGATGACCTGTAAAATACATATCTGCCGAAATACAACCAGTTGAAGATCCAGTTCTATTAGCCTGATTTCCGATATTTACTGTATTACTTTGCGTGGTGACACTTGATGATACAGCATATCCTATTGCAACATTTTGACCACCAGAAGTGAGATCATCCAGTGCATCATATCCTAGTGCAACATTATTTGATCCTGTATTAACACAGTCTCCCCCCGATCCACAACCAATGTAAATATTCATAGCACCTGTAGTTATACCACAGCCCGCAGCGAATCCAATCAGAACATTACAATTACCGCTAGTTACAGCACACCCAGCCCTTACACCTATAGCTATATTAGTATTACCTGTCACCGCACAACCACTCATTGCACTTAATCCCATTACGATATTACAAGCGCCCGCTGTACTTGCTGCCAAAACATCTCTACCTATTCCAATAGTATCTCCGCCCGATACTTTGGGCCTCATTGCATTGGGCCCAATTGCAATATTTTCACTGGCCGATGTGGCATGACACATTGCATTTCTACCAATTGCAGTATTATCAGCACCAGTAACAGCACATCCGCCGAGTGCTAGTAACCCAATTGCAACATTACTTCCCATAGTAGTACCAGCACCAAGTGCATTTGTACCAATTGCGACATTATTTAAACCAGTAGTTAAAGCATCTCCTGCATTTGCACCTATCGCAACATTACATGACCCGACCAATACTTCTTTCAAAGTTCCCTTACCAATTGCAACATTATGATCTGATGTAGTAGCGGCATTACCCATCGCCAAACAACCAATCGCAATATTTTGTGAAATGCCCGAAGCACCAGCAGTTTTGATAGCATCTCTTCCTATTGCAATATTATCGTTTCCTGTAGTATTTGTACCAAGTGCATCTAATCCCATTGCAATGTTGTTATTACCAGTAGTCATCGCATCTGCTGCCCTGCGCCCAAGCAAAATATTATTATACCCGCTAGTCGTGGCATACCCTGCATCTTTACCAAGTGCAATATTAAATGCTCCAGATATATCACCACCACCCATTGCATTGTCACCAATTGCGATATGACATCCTTGATCATTTGCATTTTGATCAGTTGTCGCCAAAGCAGATCTGCCAATTGCAATATTATTACAACCTATCGTTGCTGCACCGAGTGCATCCTTACCAATTGCGATATTACAAGCACCAGAAGTCGTTGCATCCAATGCATTTGATCCAATTGCAACATTATCATTACCAGTAGTATCTGCTCCACCCATTGCATCTTTACCAATTGCAACATTAAGACCACCAGTAGTAGCAGCACCATATGCATTATATCCCATTATGACATTACAAGCACCAGTAGTAGTAGAAAGCATAGCTTGATAACCCACCGCAACATTACCATTACTATTAGTACCTGCAGCTCCATATAATGCATTTTGACCGATTGCAACATTAGAATCGGCTTGACCAGTAGTAACACCACCCATTGCATTTTTACCAATTGCAACATTTAGTAAACCTATAGTTGCGGCACCTAATGCGTTTATTCCAATTCCAATATTACAAGTACCAGTAGTCAGAGCATCCATTGAAGTAGTACCGATTGCGATATTATCAATTCCAGAAACATCACCAGCACCAAGAGCGGCTTGTCCTATTGCAATATTTAAATCTCCATCATTACCAGAAACCGCTAGTGCTGAACGTCCTATAGCGATATTGTCAGCACCATCAGTAGAAGCACTAAATGCAAGTCTACCAATTGCGATATTGTCTGTTCCAGTTGTTACTGCATCAGCTGCAGTCAATCCCATTGCAATATTATTTGTTCCGCCAATTAGAGCAGACAATGCAGAAATACCAAGACCAATATTACCAGTTCCAGTTGTAACACCAGTTCCTATTGCTAATCTTCCTATTGCGATATTGTCATCTCCTGTGGTTGCAGCTCCAAAAGCGTTCAATCCCATGGCAATGTTACAAGTTCCACTACCAGCAGTTATCGCATCTCCGGCAGTACTTTGGAGTAATATATTACTATCTGTGGGAGTTCCCCTTAAATTTGCAATCTCTCTAGCAGCAGACATAGTTATAATCCTCTATAAAATTTTAATTTCTTTGAATTGTACTTTTCTTTATATATTTATAACCAAAAGAAGTTAAACAACTATTTTCTCAAGTCCAGATCTTTTCTTTTCTTCATTGAATTTATCCCAAGTCATTGTACCAGATGATGTTTTTCTGACCATTTTTCCTTCTTTTTCCTTTGGATCTGTATTCAGTTCTTGTTGTGCCTCTTCTTCAACATCATATAGTCTCATTTTTGAACGATCAATTCCTACCACAAAATTACGATATGCGACAGGATCATTGTAGCGGTTCTTGAGTTGTTTGACCTTGATTTGGTTGTGTTCTTCCAGTTCTTCAGTAGAAATCAATGCAAACATGAAATCGGCAGTTGCAGGAAGTCCAAATGATTCAGCAGTATCTTCCAATCCCACATCAGTTGACATAAACCCTGTACGATTTAACTGAGTTGCAGATACAATTGGAATATCCCATTCAACTGCAAGTCCTCTCAATTCTTCTGCAATGGCCTTGACCACAAAATAAGACCCTGCATTGATATTATTTTTATATCTGGATGATGTACAAAGATTTAAGTAGTCCATGAATAAAATGTCTGGTATAAACCCCTTCTTGATCTTCAGTTCGTTCATCAACGCACGAAAGTTATTTGTAGATGCAGTTGCAGTAGGATATTCTTTAACTATCAGTTTTCCATTGGTTTTTTTCTTGAGTTTGTCTATCTTTTTCTCATAAGATGATTTGGGCATTTCCTTGAGAGTATCCATTGACACATTCATGAGGTTTGCATCAATTCTTTCTGCAATCCGTTCCTCAGCCATTTCAAGAGTGATGTACAGAACATTCCTGTTTTCTGCAAGACAGTTTGCAGCCATATGACACATGAATAAAGATTTACCTACCCCTGTTCCTGCAAGTGCAATGTTGAGTGTTTTTCTTGGTAGACCGCCCGCAGTGATCTTATTAAAGTACTCTAAATCAAAAGGAATTTTCTCTTCTTTTTTACGATAGAAGTCAAACCGCTCATCAGAATTATCAAGATAATCATGACCGATATGAGTATCAAAACTAACGGCAAGAGCGTCACTAAGAATAGTAGGGATAGCATCTTTGGAATAATCTGATGTTTTAGTTTCATCAAATATTCCAATGGAGTCTGTGATTGCATTGTAAAGGGCCTTGTCTTGACAGAACTTTTCTGATCGTTCCAATAACCATGAAAGACTCTCTTTGTCTTCTCTTTGGTTTGCCTGTTCTGCATCATTCAATAACTCCGTTGATGATTCTATATTTTCTTCAGTTAAATCAGTACGATCATTCAGTTCAATTGATATAGCTTCTTTGGTAGGTAAATTTGAATACTTTTCAAAGAATTTCTTTATCTCTTGAAATACTGCTTTTTCTGTATACTGACTGAAATATCCTTCTTGTATAAATGGTAGTGTCTTCCTTGCATATTCTTCATTATACAACAGGTTTCGTAAAATCGTATTTTCTAGTCTCTCCATCTTCACTTTCTTCTTTTTGTTTTTCAAGTTGTTCGTTGAGAATGTGAATATAAATTTGTCCTAACATGAATTCAAAATTCTCTCCTTCTTCATCAGAAAATTCTTTCCCCTCAAAGTCTGGTGGAATTCCTATCATTTCATATTCGTATCGTGCTTTAACAGATCCATCTTTGTTCTCATCTTCTGCAAGTTGGAACTTTCCGAATGATACAGTAATCCCTGCAAATGGGCCTTGTTCTATCAGAACACAAGCACGATTCTGTTCTTCTGGATCAGGCGTTATCTTGTAGTAACTCTGTATCTTCTCCTGAGTCAACTCCTGCGAGTTCATCTCCATCTGTTCTACCATAAGTATACTCCATTTTGGTGTAATTGTCAAGTTGATTCAGTACATCTTTAGTAAAATATTTCGTTGGATCTTTAAGGATCTGTTTACCGAATAATTTTGATCCGTCTGGTAATTCAAAACGAGTTGAAACCTTCTTGAATATTCCTGCGGCTTCTGCCATTTCCAACAAACCATAATACTTGTGCAATCCATCCTTGTATGTCAAAAGAACATCAACCATTTTGTTCTCCTTAGTCATACGAGACTTCTGCATCTTACAATGAATGATATTTCCGATCACTTCTGTTCCATCCTTTTCTTTTCGTTTGGACAAGAACACGATAGAAGAGGC